TGAAACGAAGTGTCCGTCACTATGATGTCTGGCGCTGGAATCTCAGGGATTGCAGGAGGGGCAGCCCAATACGGCAGCGAGCCATCCGAATACAGGATGTCGCCGGTCTGTCCGGTCGGGTCCGGCACCGCCAGCACGTCCACGACGATGACCTGCGAGCCGTCGCTACTCCAGAACTGGCCGGCGCCCAAGGTGGGCAGTGGGCCGCCGCCATCATCGCCGCCCGCCTTCACGTTGTTGCGCGTCCAGATCGGAACTTCCAGGGCGTCGGTCATCACCACGCCGTACTCGCCATCTCCCCAGACATCGGTCAGCGTGCGGCCGACGGCGTCCATCACGACCGGATTGCTGTTCAGGACCGTCATGGCCTCGTCGGACCAGGTGTCCTTCGGGGTCGATAGGCCGGTATCGAAAAAGTACAACCGCCCGCCAGCATTAACATTTCCGTTCGGAAGTAGGTATTGAGGCGCTTGATTGAGGATTCGGAAGCTGGCCATCGTGGCTCCAATGCAAAAACCCCCGCCGAGGCGAGGGTCTGTGGGTTGTGGTAAAAAGGGCGCCTCAGAGCGAGGTGCGGGTTATGAATCTTCCGAAGGACTGGTCGAAAAAGCCGGATTGGTTGGACAAGGCGAGCGAGCCTGGCCTCTTGCGAGGGCGTGACTGGCTCATGCTCGGCATCACCGTTGGAGGTTTAGTTCTGGCTCTAATCAGCCTTGTCCGTTTTGCTTTGTGGCTGGTCGCTCGATAGATAGGTCGCGATGGCCGCAACGTCCGGATCGTCTTCCTTCTCGGCAATACGCGACAACGCCTGAGCGGTTGCCGGGATACTCCCGACCGGAAGGCGCGTCGTCTGCGCCAAAGCAGCAACCACACGCGGATTTGTGAGTACACGCGCCATGGTGTTGGCGGATACGCCTGCAGCCACCAAGCTACCGGTGCTGGCCAGAGTCGGATCGAACAGCGACGCCACCAAGCCAGCCCCGTAGGTTAGCGCCGCCGCCCGATTCGCCGTCCCCGAAGGATTGGCGAACACCTTGGAGCCGTCCTTAATGTTCTGCGCCACGCTGGCGATGCGGTCCATGTCCCGCGTGAACCCGGGGCCATGTCGATCGAACAGGGCGCGCTTGGCTTCGGGACTCACGTCATTCCACTTGCGCAGGAAGGTTGCAGCGCTGAACGCTTCGCCAGCTGCGTCTTGCATCCCAGGATTGGCCAGGCCCATGCGTTTGATGACCGCGGCGGTCACCGCTTGCTGGCCTTCCCTCGGCAGCGACTGCATCACGGCGCGCAAAGTGGTGCCACCGTCGCGGGTGCCCGACATGGCCGCCTGAAACACCTTTTCCGGCCCGCCGTTCTTGTCGATGACGCGCGCGACCTGTTCAAGCCGATCCGCCGCGGCGCGGGTGTAGTTGTTGGCACGCCTCGCCGCCGCTACGGCCGCCGGTCCCTGCGTCTGCGCAACTCCTTCCATGTCGCGGGACAGTGCGCCGTAGAGCTGGCGAAGCTCACGAATATCCGTGCTGGGGACAAGCGGCGAAGAATTGGAAATGGCCTCGCCGATATCGGATCGGATACGTTTCAAGGCGGAATAGGTGAGCTGGCCGCCGCCTGCGGCAATGTCCTGCTCCAGATTCTGCCGGAGCCGTGCAATGGTCGGCTGCACCAGCGCGCCCGTGGTCGCCGTGGCGCCCGGATCGGGCGTGGTCAGCCTCACGACCGCTTGCCATGTGTTGTTCAACGGCGCTGGCGTTGCATCCGGAATCTGTCGATCGGCCTGCCAGTAGAGGGCACGCTTCACGGCGTTGGTATTGCCTTTCAGCGTCTGCGCTCCGCGCTCGATGGCACGGCCTGCACGTTCTGCGCTGGCATTGGGGCTGAAGTTGTCGGCAAGCCTCTGCAAGCCGCCGCCGATATCTTCGGCCTGGCGCTCAGCAAACCGATTCATCACGCCGGTACTGGTCGGCGCGCCGGATAGCAGGTTCTCGGCACCCTGGATCATTCGGTTGCCGGAGGCTTGGCCAACGGAAGGCGTAGCGCCCAGCGCGGCGAAGTCATTGATAGTGTTCTGCATGGCGGCGCCATCGCGGCCACGAACAAAGCCACGAACCGTTGCTCCTGTGCCTGCCGCTGCGAGCCCTGGGCCAACCCCACCCGCCAACCCCGCCAGAAGCTGCGCGCCCTGCCCGCCACCGGCCTCGCGGGCCGCGGAAGCAGCGCCCGCACCAGTGGCGGTGGACACGCCTTGCAGGCCCGGTTGCGCGGTCAGAAGGTCGGCCAAGCGATTGCGCACGGTCGGCGCCGCTGTCGAAACGGCATTGCGGCCCGCGTTCAGCAGTCCGCCCGCGCCCAGCGTGAGTGCGGTTCCGGTCAGCCCCTCGCCTATGTCGCCGATAATCCGGTCGCCAGAGGTCTGTGCTTTCGGCAAGCTCATCTTGTCGGCAAGTTGCGCACCGACGTCACGATACGGCGCGGTTTCCTGCATACCCAGCGTGCGAGCAATTGGATTTCCGATGTATTCGTTGAACGCATCGCCGCCAAGCGCCCCGATCAAGCCGCCCACACCCTGCAATGCGGAGCGTCCACCGAATGCCAGGTCGCGGCCTGCGCCGTACTTCCAGCCATCTGGCGCAGTCGTGGCGGGATCAGCTTCGGTGGAATCGACGGCTGCCGCTACGCCGGAGAAGTCCGGGCGCGAGGTCACGCCGGGCAGGTCGGTGATCGGCTGCGCGTACTGCGTCCACGGCCCGACTTGCGGCCCAGCTTGCGGCGGGGCTTGCGGTGCGGGCTGCTGGTACTGCTCCCAAGGGCCAGCCATTACAGGCGCTCCCAGCTATTCGGATCGGCGGGATTGCCGCCGCGGAAGCGGTAACCATCCTGCACGGTGCCGGGTTGCGGGCCTTGCTGCCTCACTCCACCCAGAGCCTGTTGCCTCGCCCGCTCGATCGCCGGGGAGATTGCGGCCTTCAGGTCGGTCAGTGCGGCGCGGTAATCCTCCTCGCTCTGCGACCGATCCAGCCGCGCCATCGCGGCGGTTGCCGCGGCGCCCTCACGCTCCGTGATCGCGCCGCCACCCTTCAATTGGTTGAAGGCCGCAAGGAATGCTTGCCCTGCAACCTGTTCGGCGCGCGCAATCAGTCCGCGGGCCTTGCTGCCGGGAATCCTGTTCAGCGGGTTCATGCCGCTCAGGCCAACGATGCTGCCCAGTTCTGGATCGCTCAGCAATGCGTCGATGGAGTCCAGTGAATTTTGCATCGTGGCGATAACCGCCGGCGCCGCTGCGGCTTTCTCTGCCGTGTTCTTGCCCTGCTCGATCCTTACCGCCTGGTCTACGGCGGCATTGGTGCGCAGGCCAAGCTCGGTCGGCAGGTTCGCCAGTTGCACGCCGGTTTTGGCTTGCTCGGTCAGCGCGGCCTGTTCCTCGGGGCTGCGGCCAACGAAGGCCGAAGGACCGGTGTTAACCGGTGGAAGCTGCGCAGTTGACCCATCTGGTGCTGCGTTATATGCGCCTGGATTAGCCTGGATCGAGGCGCGCACGTTCGGATCGGTGACACCGGAAACGTCAATTGGAATACCGTCAGGGCCCGTGATCTGCGGCGGCGCTTGCGGCGGCGGTTCTCCCTGCCCTGCCTCCATGTAGGTGCCGGTGCGCTTGTTGAACGTCATCTGGCGGGGCTTGCCGTCGGCGCCCGTCACAGTGATGGTCTGGTTGGACATGCCCTCATCGTTCGGACCCAGCACCTTCTGCGTGCCGTCGGCCATGATGGCCACTCGATTGCCCTGGCCGTCCACATAGGTGGACTGGACGCGGCCTTGGGTGCCGGCTTGATCCAGCATCGCAATGCGCGCCTTCAACTGCTCCCAGCCCGGCTCCATGTCCGGCGTCCATTCGGTCGGCCCCGGCTTGCCGATGAAACGACCGATGAAGCCTGAGCCGGCCTGCAGCGCGGCGTTGACCGCCTCTGGCCTGCCTGCCGCGCGCGCCTGATCGACATAGGTGATGAATCCCTTGAGCCGACGCAGCTGGTTATCGCCGGCGCCCTGATAGGCGTTCGCTGCCTCCGGGCTGATCGCAGCAGCCTGATCATAAGCGCCAGCGTCCCCGGCAATGACCTGTGGCGCAAGTCCACGAAGGGCAGCGTTATCCGCCTGCTGCTGCTGATAAGCCTTCTGCTGCTGGCCAAACTGCAGGCCCTGCTGGAAGTTGCCGGCGATATTGGGATTACGAATCTGGTCCATGCTCAACCGCCTCCGAAGTTCCAAGTGGTGCCGTTGCTCGGCTTGAGAGTTCCACCACCGGCGAGATAGTTCTGGTTCGGTGCGAATGCGCCGTAACCGTCCTGCTGCGGTTGCGCATACGACGATTGGCGCTGGCCGAAATACTGGCCGGCGAGGCTCGCCAATCCGCCCGCGGCATCGCCCCAGGCGTTGGCCTGCCCGATTGCGGCATTCCCGCTGTTGATGCCCATCTGGCCGTAAGCGCCGCCGATGGCATTGGCGCTCTGCTGACCCATCTGGCCCGCGCCTACCGCCGCGTTCTGGCCCGCATTGACGCCGAACTGCAGCGCGCCCCGGAAGTTGTTGAGGTAGTTGGCGGCATTACGCTGGCCGAAATTCTGCAGGTCCGCCGCAGTGCCGCCGCCCGACAGGTTGCCGATGGCGGCGCGGTTGATCGCCTGCGTGCCACCCTGCAATGCGCCGAGATAGTCGGGCGAGTTCATGAAGCCGGAGTAGTCGCCCCCATTCAGTGCGTTCAACTGCCCTATGGAAGTCTGGCCGAACTCAAGATATGGGCTGATGTTCTCCTGGAACTGCTCGCGTGCCGCCCGCTGCTCGGCGATGCTCGCGTCCTGCCCCTTGTTCGCCTTGTCGGCAGCGTCGCCCGCAGCATCGGCGGAGATAGCCGCACCCGCTACGGTCGCAACGCCTGCAACTACCAATCCCCAACTCATGATTCGATCCTCTTTGCAGGTTCACTTGCGATGGCCGCGGTTTCCGGCACGATGAATTTGGCCTCGATGGAGGCAACGTCTTGCAGCCGCGTCGGGTGCACGTTGATCCACACCACGTCGGTGATGGCGTGACCCACTTTTTGCGACATGGGGGGCGACACGAATACCGCTGGCGCTTTCAGGACTCGCACGGCGCCATCCGCGTTCGTGACCGATATCTCGCCTTGCGCCAGGATGTTCAGCGTGGCGAATCGGTGCTTCTTCCCAACGATGGTAGCGCCGGCAGGAAGGAGCATTTCCCGGCCGTAGATGCCATCGGCGAAGTGGTGGGTGATGGGCGCCTCAATCTGAGGATGCTTCCGCAATTCCGCCGCGAGCGCATGGATCTGTGAAGGGGTCGGGTTTGCTGGCAACCGCTCCAGTTCCTGACTCACTTCACCACCCCAACTACGCCAAGGAAATCCCGCTTCCTCGGGCTGGAACACTGGATCCGCACGGTGCGCTGGCGGAACTGGCCGAGCCGGTCGAACGTGATCCGTTTCCCGTACTCGCCCACCTCGCCAATGGGTTCCTCGCGCCAGTTGGATTGGTTGTGGCCGCCATCGTCCGAATAGGACAGGCGCAGGAATTGGTCGCTCACGTCGCCTCCCAATCGCAAACATAGAGTTGTCCACCAGCGGTGTAGTAGCCGGGGTAGCCGTCCAGTTTCACGGCGCCAACAGGAATTTCCGCCGGGTCGGGATATTCCAGATAGGTGGCGGAATCAAGCCGACTCCCGCTGCGATAAATCACACGTCGCCCGGAGCTGTTGCCGCCAAAGTCGGTGGCGAGTACGAACGGAGTGGAGGCATAGAGGAAAGAGCCATAAGTCCCGTATTCCACAACCGGCATGTCGTCCTGAATCGTTCCGTCATAGGCGGACAGTCCTGAAACACCAAGCGCCGCGGTCATTGCCGCTTGATTGGCTGGGTTTCCGTGCCAGCCCGAGTCGTAAAACACTTCTCCACCCAGGCTGGGCGCGTCATAGATGATGGTGCGGGTTTCAGGCGGCTTGGAGGTGCCGTCTTGATCGTAAGCCCAGCAGAAAAATCGAGCCCACGGCTCCGTGGAGATTGTGACCTCGCTAAAGCTCAGGTCGGTTTGCTCGCTGGCAATGTCCCACGCCCCGCCGCCGTTGACGCCGAACAACAGCGTCTTGAGCGTAGGTATCGGAATAGCCCCATCCAGCGATACGGCGATGGTGTCGTCGTGGTCGTCGTAGAGGCCATTCGTATCCGTCGCTCGCACGGTGTAGGGATACGACCCGATGGTGGTCGGCGTGCCGGTGATGACTCCGGCGTTGTCCATGGAGAGGCCGGGGGGCAACTCGCCGGAACGCAGGACAACAGACGCAATCGGCGCATCGCCCGGCGTGACCGTATAGGCGAAGTTGTACGCCACCGTCAGCGTTGCGGTTGGCGCATCTCCGGCGATCATCGGAGGGTCAGGCTGGATAGGGAACAACGGATTAGGCGCTACCGTCAGCTCCTGCCCGGTATCCAGCATCACCTCCAGCCGAGGCATGGTCAGCGGGTTCTGGTTGTCGCTCAGCGCGACGCCGACGATTTCGGAAACGAACTCCTGATCACCTTCCAGCATGTAATCCCAGTCCACGCGCCACAGTCGGCCACGCTGGAAGTCGCCCGCGACCCATTCGTCACGCTTGCCGGGCCCGCTCTTCGTCCACTTGGTGAGCGTGTTGGCACGCCACCGGGTCAGGCCGTAACTCTCGCGGCGATGCCACTTGCCTGACGAGGCATCCCAGCCCCACGTATGCCCGCCAGGGAACGTCCAGTACACGACGCTATGTCCGCCGTCGATCCAGACCTCAGCGAAGCCCTGCGACCAGTTCAGGCCGGCCACCGCCTGCTCGATGGGGCGCGTGCTGATGCGCTTGGGGACGCCGTTCTGGTACAGGTAGAACATGCCGTCGTTGGCATGGAACACAAAGGAGTTGTCGACAACTGCCGCGTTGTTGCGACCGGAACAGCCCTTGTCGAAGAACACCCGCTTCGTGCGGAATGGCTGCTGCGCGGCGCCGGAGTTGTAGAACACCTCGCCGCTGGTTTCCGACAACAGAATCAGCTCGTTGTTGCTAACGACCTGCGTCACCAGCAGGTCGGGCTTGTACTCCGAGGTGAACCGGTCCAGCGTGTTGTATTCCAACGCGTTCGCAAGGTCGGAATTGAAGGCGAATCGACGCCCAGGCTCGATGCCGACGATATAACCATCCACGAAGTCCGCGGTGATCGCGCCGGGATACCCCGGGTCGGTGATGCGCTGGAAAACTTCGGTGGGCGTGCCGTACACATAACCGGCCGATCCATTGACGGTGACCAGCTGGTTCCCGTTGGTGACCTGGTTGTGTGCGAACCTCGTCCGGGTCACACCCGGAATCGTGCCAATCGGGATGGCCACGCCCGCATTGGTGATCTGGTAAAGCTGGTTCCCGATGACGGTGAACAGCTTGCCTTCGCAGTTGTACGTGCCGCGCACCGGCTTGCTGGTATTGATGCCGGAGACTTCCACGAACGGCGCTAACCCCGGCGGCGTCTGCGCCATTTCCGGGGTCAACGTTCCGGGCTTCTCCGCGGGCGCTGGTAGCCAGTTCACCACGTCCTGCGACGAGAACGGCTTGGCCTCGTCGCTGTAGCACTCACCAAGGAATGGCAGGGAGACATTGCGGGTCACGGAACGTAGCCGTCCGTGTGAATGTCGTAGTAGCGGCCCGCACGATCCCACTCCAGCGGGCTGGCGACCTTCACGTCACGGCGCAGCGCCTGCAAGCCCTGCTGGGCCAGGGCGACCACGTCCGGCTCGATCGCCACCTGATATCTCGCACGCAGGCGCACCGCCAGGTTGTAGGCGACGGCCTCCTCTGCTTCGGGCGGCAGCGGCAACACGCCGGAGGGGTTAGCCACGTCCGACCAGCCCAGCGTCATACCGTTGGCTTCCCAGCGGCGCATCATCAGGTTCAGCGCACGGATGCCGTCGGCCATGTCCACGGGCTTGACCGGGTTCTGCGCGTCCTGCACGGTCAGGATCATCAGCGCATCGCGCACGATGTCTGCCACTTCGGTCATTGCCGCCTCCGGGAAATAAGAAAGGGGCCGGATTGCTCCAGCCCCTTTGGGGTCTTGCGCTCGCTTTCGGCGAGTTACTTCTTGGTGTCGGCCTTCGCAGCCTTGGCGTCACGCTTGGCTTTCACCGCCGCGCTTGCCTTGGCCTGGTTGGCGATGTGCACCACCTGCGGGGTTTCGCCTTCGACGGGCTCCGGGTTCCAGGGTTCGCCGTTACCGCGCGGACCCTCCGGTTCCTTCCAGCCATTGAGGCACGCGGCCTCGATGTCTTCGGCGGCATACAGGCGACGTTCGCCGTCCTTCTCCAGCCAGCGGGGGAGCTTGTCGTTGCTCATGACGGCCTCCTTTAGGCTTGCGTGGTGATCAGGCCGTAGGCGGCAAGGATCGCCGCCAATTCGGCCACGGTGCCGGTGGAAATATCCCAGGCTGCGCCCCGGACCACCGGAGTGGCGCCGAAGAAGCCGACCTTGGAGTCCGTGTTGCGACCGACCAGCGTGCCGTCCGCGGTTTCCTGGACGGCAGTGCCGACGGTGTCAGTGGAAAGTGCCATGTTGTTCTCCTATCAGGTGAAGTTGGTGGGATCGTTCGGCACGACAACGCCGAACTCCGGGCGCAGGACCGCCGAACCCCACAACACGTCCACACGATTCAGGAACTGATCGTTGATGGTGTCGTAGTCGCGGATCATGCGGATGCTCAGGCCGTCCAGAACCATGCGCGAGGCGTCCTTGTTCGCCGGCAGCGGCAAATCCACTGTGGCGAAGGTCAGGAAGTCGCGTGCGAAGCCCAGGTTCACGCCGGTCTGGCCAGTTGCACCCAGCACCACAACGTCTGCGCCATCGGCCGGAAGCGCCGTGACGTTCTGTTCCGGACCCGCCAGCTGGATCGCTGGTGCGATCTGCAGGTTTCCGGTGCCACCCGCGAAGTTCGAGGTGACCACGAAGGTTTGCAGAACGCCGGTACTGACCTTGGTCGCCACGTTCACCGCATAGACGCCGGCGAATGTGACGTGCTGACCCGCCAGGATGGTGCCCGTACCGGTGTCGATCGGGATGCTGGACGAGCCATCGGTGACCACGCCGTTGATGTCGTACGTTCCCGGGATGGCACTGCCACCATAGGCCTGCGACGGCATGTTGGTCGTTTCGAACCAGTCGAAGCCCGAGGCGCGGACCATGATGCCGTCCTCGTACTGGTCGCCGACCCGCGGCTGGCTGTTGAACAGTGCCTGGGCACTCTTGACGACCTGCACTGTACCGCTGGTGTTCGTCACCATGAAGCGCTTCTGCGGGGCCAGGTTGTCGGTCAGCATCTTGTTGGCCAGCAACGCATCGCCGATATCCAGCTTGCCGTCCGCATTGGCGACGAAGTTCGCCGCATACGGGAGCGCGCGGGACAGCACCAACGACTCGATGCCCGAGGCCATGTCAGCCAGGCGCTGGTCTAGGTAACGCTCGCGGAAGTCGTCAATCTTCAGCGCCATGTCGGAGCTGTTCCAGACGAGGTCCACGCCGGTCTGGTCGCTGATGGTCAACGGGACCGTGCGGTCCACCATCGCGCCGGCATCCATGATGCGGCCCTGGCGGACCTTGCCATGGGTCGGCACGCGGATGTTCACGGTATCGCCGATCTTGGCGCCGTTGACCGCGAACTCTTCCTTGTACTCCATGTTGATCTTGCGCAGGAAGGTGAGTTTCTGCTTCAGGACAGAAAGAATCTCCTTCGTGATGAGGCTGGTAGTGAGAAATGAATTTGCCATTGGGAAGATTTCCTTGGGAAAGGGTTAGGAACCCTTCCCGGCACGCTCTTTCCGGCGCTGCTCGTCATATTCCTTGGGGGACATGTCCTCGTAGGATTTCTTGACAGCCGGCGAACCAGACAGAGTCGTGACGGGCGCGGGCGCTTTGGTCACGGTTTTGGGTTCGGGCTGACGAGGTGCATCTGATGCCGGAGGGGCGCTCAGCTTTGCCTCGATGCGGCCAATCGCTCGGCCGATCTGGTGAGGCGTCATCTGTGCGATGGCGGCGGCTTCTTCGGGGTTCTGGCCGAGGTAGTACGCAATGGCCGGCGGGTCGTCGGTTTCGAGGATGACCTCGGCGACCTGCTGGGTAATCGGCAGCGCAGGATTGCGCGCTACGGCGTCGTAGTCGGGATGCTCGGCACGGAAGGCCGATTCCTTGTCCGCGAACGTCTTGGCGCGCTGCTGCTCTGCCTCTTGCTTGCGTTCCTGGGTGCGCTGGTAGGCGTACCACTCGCGCTGGAACTTCGCCTGGTCGAAATCACACGATTCCAGGGTCGGCTCTCCAGTTTCCTTTTCTGCCGCCTGCGCGGGCTGGGGCTGCTCTTTGGGCTGCAGGCCGCGTTGCGCCTGTTCCCGCCAATGGTCCCGCTCGCGTCTGGCGTCTTCTGCTTCACGACGTGCGTCGTGCTTTTCCCGCGTCAACTCGTCAATGCGCTCATGCACGCCGGGCTTCTTCCGGCGCTGCGTTCCTGCATCGGTTTCCTGGGCCGCCGTTTCCCCGGGTTCGTTCTGCGTGTCCGCATGGTCGGCTGCCTCGACTATCTCCGCCGCCTGTTCGGCGACTTCCTCGGTCTTGGCTTCCGGCTTGGCATCACGCGCGGCAATGCCCGCGTCACGGTGGGAGTTATCCACCGGCTCGCGGTTCGTCACTTCACTCATGGTCGTTTGCGCCTATGGCGAGTAGCCCTAGTTGGGCTGGCCCGGGAATCCGCCCGGTGCGGTGCCTTGCGGCGGTTGGCCCATTGCGTCGGGCATAAAAAAACCGCCTTGCGGCGGCTGTTCGGTCATCGGCGGACCCATCGGCCCGGGTGGTTGTAGTGGTGGCTGGCCCATCATTCCGGCCTGTACGCCGAGTTGCGTGGCGAGACCCATGTTTTCCAGTTCGGTCTGTTCGGTCTCGGCGCGATACTTGCCAGCCTGCGCTTCGTTGAGCTGCGCCTTAGTGATGTCGGCGGGGTTTGGCTGCGGGGGCGGCGGTGCCTGCTCGCCATCTGCCGGCTCAAGCAAGCCTTGGCCGACAAGGATCCTGCGATAGGCCTTGACCGCTTCTTCCATGCCCGGCGCATCGAGCGCCTTGAACATGGCGTACTGCGCGATCATTCCGGCCGGGCCCGGGATCTGCACCAGACCCTGCATGGCCTCGGCCGTCTCCATCCGCTGCGTGGTGTAGCTCGGGCCCACGGTCACGGCGATATCGAACCGACCCTGTGACATATCGTTCAACGTGACGGGCTGGCCGGTCTGCTCATCGAGGATGCGCTTGTTGACCCGAACCACCTTCTCGGCTCCGTCCTCACCAATGATGCGGACCTGGCGCTCGGTGTCGTAAACGGAGGTAATCAGGTCGTTCACGACTTCGAAGTCGTATTTCAGCGCGTAGGCAAGGTTGTCGATGTAGTCGAAGTTGGCGACATCGCCCTCACGCTGGCGGGCAATGATCGCCTTGCCGCTCGTCTCGTTGCTGCGGTTTCCCAGGCTGGCGTCATAAATGCCGGTCGCTGCCTTGATATCGTCGCTGCTGATCTGTGCGGCATTGGCCAATGCCGCGGGAAATGCTGGGGGTGCCTCACGACTGGGCTTTCCGCCATTGGGAGCGTTCGGCTGGGCGTTGTAGAGCAGCACGGGCGGACGCTTGGTGCGCATCGACTGGTACTGGCCTTCGTAGCCCTCAATGCTCGACGCATCGGCCATGAACGGGCTGTAGGGCTGATCGGCCAGCACCTCAATGAACGTGCTGCGCTCGTAGTTGTACATGCGCTGGGCGTCCTTGGCGAAGCGCACCGCGCCGAAGAACCGCTCCTTGTCTTTCAGGGTCAGCAGTTCGCCCCATACCGGCACCAGTGGGATGAACCGGCCTGCCCACTCGTTCGGACCTTCGAGAATCTCGGCGCCCGACACGATGCAGTGCCACACCTTCTCGCGCTCATGGAAACGACGGCGCTGCTCACGGATACCCTGCAGGGCCAAATCGTCGGAGACCTGCTTGAACTTGTCGTCCACGTCGTACACCGAACCATCGGACATGAGGACGATTTCGACCGTCTCGACCTTCTTGTACCAATACTCTGAAACGGTGACTTCGTGCTCGTCCCACCAGCCCTTGTTGGTATCGGTGGCCTGACCCACAGACACCATGCGGGCCTCCGGATAACGCGCCTTGAACGCCGACCGCGCCCACTGCGCATCCACGAAGGCATAGCGCGCATCGCGGCGATCCTTCTTGCGTGAGGACGGATCCCACACCACCGAGTAGGGGTTGGCGATCTCCTCGCGCTGGATGACTTGGTCGAACCCGCCGTCATCCTGGTAACTGGTGGTCAGGCGCCACACGCCGAAACCGCCGCCTACGGCAAACTGGAATGCGGTATCGACTGCACGTTGCGCGTCCAGCTTGGAGTCGATGTTCCGGATCAGGCCCTGGCGCACCTCAGCCAGTTCCACGTCACCATCCTCCTCGGCTCTCACCTTCGCCTGCGGCCTGTTCTGGCGCTGGTCGTTGGTGATCTGCTTCATGGACTGGCGAACCTTGTTCACCGTGTACATGGGGCGACCCTCGCGGGTCTTGGTCATCCAGTCGTCCCACTGCGAGTCGGGCAGGAACGCGAACTCCATGTCCTGTCGCGCCAGTTCGTACTCGGATTTCCAGTAGTCCCGGCACTCGTCGTGACGGCTCATCATCTCCTTGTGCAGGTCAGCCGTGGACACGCCCGCCCGTTCCTGCGCGTAGTCAGGACTGTCGGGCTTGATCTCGGCCATTATCGGAACTCAGAGGTGAAGTTGAGGGGCTTGGAGGCGCGCTTGACCGCGACAGGCTCAGCAAAAGTCAGCGCCACCGCGTCCCATTCGTCCGGGCTGGGAACGCCACGCTTTCGCATGTCGGCCTTCTTCTCCAGCACCACGCGGGAGTTGCTGTCGTATTTGTAGCCAGGGCCGCACGCATCGGCTTGCAGGCGGTCGCTGTCGGGAATATCGACGCCATCTGGCTGCTCCAGCCAGTCGCGGGAGTTCAGCCATATCTCGGCGCGTCGGTTGGACGGGCCGCCGCCAATCTCCTTGCCATCTGCACCCAGCTTGGGCGGCTCGAACGGCGCGCCGCCGAAGTTAACCGGCTTGACGATATCGCCATAGCCCATTTCCACCAGCCGGTCATAGATCCCAACGCCCAGGCCGCCAGTGTCGATGAACAGCCGCGCCGGCTTCTCGCCGTCGATTACCTGCTTGCACCAACCCGCGGCCTGCATCGTCTCGATCTTCTCGCGACGCTCGACCTTGACCAGCTTGCGGCCACGACGCCACGCCATTGCCGAGCCGTCATCCCCGAACCGTGCCGGATCGAAGCCGATCACCAGCGGGCCCGACTCGGGGCGCTCGTTCTTGCGTGCTGCGGAAATCAGTGCTGGCTTGATGAAACTGTCATGCCCGCTCATCTGGAATGCTTCCGCCGCGGTGGCCGGGTATTCCTGCTTGAACAGGTTGGCGTCTTTCAGCTCCGACACCTTGTTGCGACGCCAGGCCATCTGCTCCATGTCCAGGCCGTAGAGCGCGGCGTATTGCCGCTCCTCTTCGGTCAGTGTGAAGTCGGCCGACAGCGCCTTGCGGTATTCCTCCTGCCAGAACCACGGCACGAAGATCGCGATGAAGTCGCCCACTCCACGCTCGGCATCGACCCACTTCTGGTGGAACAGATTGCCGATACCGTTGGCCGTCGATTCCAGGATGACCTCGGTCCCATCCTCATCCGGAACGGCCTGCAGCACGCCGGCGGCGTGGGTGTCGGCATGGGGCCAGAACGCGACCTCCGAGCCGTGGAATAGCTGGATGGTGCTGGACCGGCCGACGCCTTTGGTGCCTGCGGTGCCGACCTTGTAACCACTATCCAGCTTGTCGAAGAACAGTTCCTTCGCATTGGCTGCGCCAGTGGTTGGGCGCATATCCTTCGGGCAATGCTCGTGATACCTGTTCACCATCTCGAACAGGTTCTGTGTCGCCGCATCCTCATGCGTCAGGATGAAGGTGCGGATGCCATGAGCCAAAGTGGTCAGGTGGTAGAACCGGCCGCCGATTAGCGTGCTGCAGCCCTGTTGCCGACCTTTGAGGATCAGCGCACGGACGCGACCAGTTGTGGCCTTCTGCTCCTCCAAGCGATCGTGGATGTACCGCTGCGCCCGGTTGAAGCTGAAAGGCACGACCTTGCCCGACTTGGCCCGGATACTCAGGCAACGCTCGGCGTAAAACCCCAGGTCAGCGGCCATACGCTTGCGATCAGTACGCCGCTCACGCTCCGCCAGAAGCGCCAGCAGTTCGCGCTTCTCGGAGGCAGGCAGGGCGAGATTCATGGGGCGGTGACGGTCAACTCATAAGGCCCGGTAGCCAGCGGCGTCACTTCATCCATGAACCAAGGCGACGTGCGCACGCGCAGCCAGTACACCTGGTTGTAGACCTCGCCCGTATCCAGCGTCACCTGACACTTGACCGTGGTTCCGCAGCCGATCTGCGCCTTGATCAGCACCGAAGTCGACCGCTGATCTTCGGAAATGGCCGCATCGCTCATTGCGATGGATTGAGGCACCAGACAACGCCATGTGGCCGACACGATCAGCGAGTCAGCCGGAATCGCCCCGTTGAAGTTGGCCACCAGCTGGCGCGTCGCGCCGCGCACCAGGCGCGCTTGGTGGACCCGATCAAGCTGGTAGCCGGAAACGTAGGCGGTGGTAGCGCGGCCCAGGTCAGCCATTGGGCATCCCGCCTGCGGCCAGCTTCGCCGCAATCTTGGCGTCCAATTCTTCCTCCGAAATGCCCGTCAAAGGCGCTTCGGGGTCGCCGGCCAGCACTTGACGGTCGCCGTATTTCTTGGGTTTGAGCTTGGATGCGACCCACTTTCGCGCATCGACGCGCAGGCGATTGCGGGCGACAGCGGTGGCGTCAAGCGCCAGCCGGACCTCTTCGCCCTCATGCTTCACGGTGGCGTCTATCTCGTCGGAGATGCCCACAATCTCGTCTGCCAGAGCTTCGGCCTGTTCCTCGCGTGCGCAGGCGTATTGGTCGCGGAAAGCTGGGTCTGCCACCATCCAGCGAAAGACGGTAGAACGGTGTGGCATCCCCTCATCGGAACAGATTGCCCGCAGGCTTTCGCCATCGGACAGCCGCTCACAGATTAGGTCACCCAGGGCCACGGTGTAATCGCTGGGCCTGCCAGTCACACCGAGTCCCCCAGCATCACCACACCCCAAACCGCTTCCTTCACCGTCTGCACGGCGCGTTCAGCGTCGCGCTTGCGGGTGAAGCCTTCGCCGGTCGCCAGGATGCGATTGTTCGCGGCCTGCAACTTCCAGCGCCAGCAATGTGGCCCCTTGTCCTTGCCGCGGTACACGGTGAATCTCGGCTCGCTCACTTGGTCAACCCCTCGATCTGGCCCAACTGCGCATTGCATTGCATCTGTCCGGCCTTGCGCATGTTCGCGGCCTTGACCGCCTCGGCGACGGATTGGTCTGTTACCTCGTACACGGGGACTTGCTTCGTGAGCTTGGCCGGCACGGGGACGATCTTGGTCACCACGACCTCGACCACCTTGGGCGGCTGGATCGGATTGGTAGCGCAGCCGGCGAGGAGCGCCAGCGCGATCAGTACAATTCGACGCATAGCGTTTGCTCCAGTTGAGCGCGGCACGTCGGCGACCGCTTGGCACGCTCCAGTGCGTCCTCGACGCTGCCCAGCGCGGTTTCGTACTTCGCCCGGTCCTTGTCCGCCTGCTTGACGGCCTCGACGGCGTACACGGCTTGGGCCGCTGCATCGCGCTTGGCTTGGTCGGCGATGGCGTTCACTT